AGAGCGAGAAATGGTCACCGTGGTGCCATTCACGTTGGTCACGAGGTTGTAGTCACCCGCATTGGCGTTCGCCACACCTGCAACGATGAACTGCATACCGGCTTGCAGGCCAGTAACAGCAGCGTCCAGGGTGATGGTCGTGGTCGAGCAGGTGCCCGCGCCAGTCAGGGTAACGGCAGTCTCGGGGACCACACCAACCACGCGGAACGGAGCCGTGGTCAGCACGCGAATGCCGCCGGTACCGTTGGTGGGGTTGGTGCCGCACACGCCCATCTTGCTGTTGCCGGTCGTCGTGGAACCTGCAACGCCCGTCACCGGGAACAGGTTGGTGCCCACGAAGGCTTGCGACACATAACCGATGGCGGTAGCGGTGTTGGACACGCTGCCAGTTTGAGCGAGCATCACAGCCTTGAAGACTGCGCGGTCGTCATCCACCACGTAAGCCACGATGTCGTTTGCCAGGATGCTACCGGGGTAGTACTGGGCAAACAACTTCTGACCGGTCGAGGGGTTGGTGTACGAGCAGCCAACAAAGATACCTGCCTGACCAAGCGCCGAAGTGCTTGCGGAGGTCATGTCGGTGATTTCGATCAGACCCGCTTCAAACTTAACCAAGTCACCGGCGAAGATCGCGGTGCCATAGTTACGTTGAATCGGAATCTGGCGGGTAGCGCCTGCATACGGAAGCCCATTTAGTTCGTTGATGGGCTTGAAGCCGTAAGAGGCGTCAACAACGGGATAAGCCATTTGTGACTCCTAAGATGATTTAACCACGTCCGAACTTCACCTCGGAACGCCGCTCCTTGAAGACAGGCATCCGGGGATCGTTCTCGCGCATGAAGGCGTTGTCAACCGACTGCATCTGACCATCAGTTTGACGCTGATAGTACGAGTTGCGTTGCTCGACAAACTCTTTGGGTGTTTTGCAAAGCAAGAGTCCACCGATCTCAATACTGTCTGGGAACCGGGGCTTTTCCCCAATCGCCATCAGTTGAATCTCGGGATGCTCAGATGCCTTCACAGGCTCCCAACCTTCGCGGAGTTTCGAGGCCACATGACCCGGATCAGCAGTACCAAGCGTGCTGACTCGAATCCAGCGGAACTCATACCCATCTTCCGGGTTCGGGCTCGGCAATTTTTCAGGGTACGTTCAGCCATTTTGTTTCCTCATTTCTTCCGCAACCGCACGGGCGTACTGCTCATTCGTCAGTCCGAGCCGCTTGGCGATGTTTACTTGGGACTTGGTCAGCACGATCTTTTTGGGCGCTGTGCTTCGGGTCGCAGGTGCCACGACAGGCGATTTCTTTACCGGCTTCTCAGAGGTGAACGCATCTGGGAAGACCTGCCGCATCCGAGTATTGATGCGGTCGTAGTATTCGTCGCTGTTTGGACTTACCCCACTTTCCACAAGTTTTCGATGAACCGTCAGTGCAAGAGCAGTCATCTCGTCATCTTGTCCAAACCACGGATTGGCTTCTTGCCACGCAGAGGCTTTGGAATCAACTCGAACCGGCTCTTGCTGAACTGGTTGTGGTGCGGGTTGTACCACAGGTTTTTCTGCTTGAACAGGGGCAGGTTTAAAATTATTTACCCGGTCTGCCCTAATCTTTGCGGATGTCAGTTCTTCTTGAGCCGCAACAAGGGCATCTGAATCGCCAGATTCATAGGCTTCCTTGTATTTGCGCTTGGCTTCAGCAAGTTCGTTTTCAACGACTTTCTTGGCCTGCTCAAGCAGTACTTGTTGGGTCTGGCCCTGCGAACTCTGGAGTTTCTTGTTCTCCTCCATGAGTTGTTGGGCAAGCCGTACAGCCTCTTCCCGCTCTCGGAAAGCAGCCTCTTTTGCTCGGCGCTCTTCGTGATAACCCTTAGAGAAGTGTTGGATGCGCTTCTTGACCCCGTCTGAATACTGGGCCAACTCCTCATCCGTTACCTCTGCGGGAGGCTCCTTCATGGGCGGACGGCCACGATCCTCTTCAGGCGTGTCGTCCACCACCTCAATATCGGAGTCTCCTTCGACTTCGAACTGAATTTCGTCTTGTTTCTTGTCCTCGGCCTTCTCGTCCGGGAACTTGAATGCTTCTTGATCAAGCGGCATGTGATCCTCCTTTAAGCACGCGAGATGCCACGCGGGTCTTGCACCACGGCTTCCACGCTGTCATCGTTAATGATGCGGAACTCACGCCCGTGAATCTTTACGCGGGTGCCCGTGTTGGGGCGAACCAGAATAAAGTCTCCAGGCTTGCACGACGGCCCACTGGGGAAGCGGCTCTTATCGCCGTAGGCGTCCGGCCCCATCTTCATCACAAACAGTACAGGGGACATGACTTCTTCGAAGTGCATGGTTTGTCCTGACTTGACGATCCCGCTCTCATACTCCTTCTCAATCTCTGGCAGCGCACAGAGCAAGTGATAGGTTGAGGGATCAGGAAGTTGCTTGGCCTTCTCTTCTGCCGTCTCAGGCAGGGTTGTCGGCACGGCGTCTTCGCCAGTACTAAGGAGAATTTCACTCATCTTCGTTTTGCTCCATCTTTCGCACGAGGTCTGTGATAAACATATGCGCGGTCGAAAGACCCCGGATTTGACCGCACATGTCTCGGTACTCCGAAAAATCTTTCGCAGTACCGTCGATCAGGGCACGGGCGATGGACTCCCTGTGCTCTTCAATCTCTTTCATAACCACGGAGAAAGCAGTGGTTGCCATACTTACCTCGCTAAGTGTTTGGAATTAAGCCATTCATGCGCCAAGCCATAAAACTCGTTCTGCAAGAACTTGCCGGTGTTGATGTTTGGGAAAGAATACTTGTGGAACCTGTTGTCGCATGAGTAGTGCGCTATGTAATTGGTAGGCTTGATTGGATCAATCGCTGGCACATAGCAAAACTGCCCGTCAATCATCGTGATCTTCTGCCGCTCACAGGCCGCATTGAATGCGTACATACAGTTCCACCACATCACCTCTTTGGTGTGCTGTAGTGTATTCATGTGAATTAGGATATCAAACCAGTCCGGCAAGATTTTCTTAAACGTGCGCACTTTGCCAACAATCGGCACAAACCCACCGACGTAATAGTCGGTCTTGCCGCCGGTGTATATATCCATCATGTACTTGTGGTCGCTCAAACTCTTGAGGAACCAATTTTCGCATGATGTCCAAACGACAAATGAATCGTCTTTGACCTCAATATCCGGGTGTGGTTTGAAGTGAACTAGATCGCAGTCCATCACTTCTATCACCACATCATCATCAAAGTGATTGCAAGCAGCAAGAGCGGCAAGCGGTATGTTGATTGGCTGATGGATTGCGTTAGAGCCGACCACCCGTTTGTCTTGCTTAAAGTGATCAAAGAACGAATCCACCATCACATGAGGCGCGGATGTCTCCCATTTAAGGGTTTCGCATATCTCATCCTGGGGATGGTTTCGTTTGGCAATGACGGCAAACAGTTTGTCCTTGGCGTTATCACCGTACTGCTTTTGGTGACCGTACCAAAGAAACTCAAGTTGCCATTTGAAGTAATCTGTATGAACTGCGCTGGGGACGCTAACGATGTTCAAAGATCGTCCCTCACTTCCGCATAAGTCCATTCATTGTTGGAAAACGCAAAGTCCGTCATGGATACGGAGATGTTTTTGCCAAGGCTCTTCACGCCGTGCCACCAACCAATCGGGAGGAACAACGTTTCTCCAGGGTTGATAACGACATCCATGTACCTGACATCCTTCATCATGGGGAAAAGGTCGTAGTCGATGTTGAACACATCCACTTTGCTAAACACATGGTGGTGGTTGTACAGGTTGCCGTAGTCAAACGGGGAGATCAGTCTCCACAACTTGCTGCCATGTATCTGCATGTGCATCAACGCACATGAATCATGGTGAAGAGGGGTTACTGTTCCCTTCGGCCCAATCCAGAAATGCCGCCAGCCGGTGCAGTCCTTTTTGCTGCTCATGTAGGGCGGCAACGTACCAAACTCTGCCAGCAAAGCGCCAAGTTTTGTCTTGGCAAACGTCTGGTTGTTAGCCGTCATGTAGAAATCATTTGATTCCTCGGTCGTCAACACCTGATCTATGAGCCAACTTAGTTTGACCTTCTTCCTGTGGCGAGGGCTGTTGATCTCAAAGTCTTTATCAGACTCGCGGCCAAACTGGATTTCAACTTCTTCATCTCCAAAGTCCCGCAGCAATCTTTCAAATGTGCAGTTCTGAAGAAGCGGCCAATCTTTCCCAAGATCGGTAATGATTACTGGCTTGCAGCCAAGCCAATATTTGTGGAAAAACTCATGCAATGACGGTGATGACACCCTCTCTATGCGCGAATAGAAAGGGTCCTGCTCTTGCAGTCGCCGGTGGTTTTCCATCACGGAGTAGGCACGCTTGTATTTTTGCGTAGCCCTCTCCAGTGATCTGTAAAGAGGGAATGTTTTTACTTTTTCAAGAAGCGTCTGTGACTGCTCCTCAGTAAATCCATCCCTCATCATGGCTTGCTTCAAAGCATCATGTGGATACCCTTGGGCTACGCATTCTGCTGCCCATGCAATCCATTGAGAACCTATTTCTTTAACATCCACGAATTCCGCAGTGGTTGTCATTTGGCTTCCTTAAATTGTTTTAATTTGGCAATTCATTAACACGCCATAGCATCAGTTTTTTATGTGGGTGCTCCTCATCAATAATAAATACTGGTTCTGGAAAATTAAATGGTGGGTTTGTCAATGCAATCGGTCTCCAGTCTCCCACAGAAATGTCATTGTTTGAAACATCCCCAGTAAAAGATGTGGTTAGCAACCACTTTGAGCCAGATGCCTTAATTGCTTTAATTGCTTTGAAAATATATTCAATGGGAAGATGAACCAAGCAATCACGAACAAGCACCATGTCACTCGTTGGGAGTTCATTTGTTATGTCTCCAAACTTGAACTGACGATTCAATGAAGCCCATCGCTTGTTGTTGCTGTCTACAACATCTTGGCAAATATCAATCCCAAGATATTGAATACCATCTAAGTTTACTTGACTCATCCAATTGTGATCCCCACATGGTGCGTCCAGCAATGACTTAATATTAAGTTCAGCAAAAAGGTATTCTAATTTTGGCCTAATCATCGCAGTCGCGCCGACTGTAGACCCTGAGCCAGAAACAGACTCTTCATTGCCCCACAAGTTTTCAGAATAAATTTTTGTAAAAACTTGTTGCAAATTCATTTGAATACCTTTCCGCTCATGTTACTGTTTGATAGGAGGCTTTTGACCGCGAGGCTTCATCACGGTTTTGATCATGTCAGCGCGGAGTTTCTTGTCCGCTTGACGGTTCTGGTTTGCCAGACGGGCCTGCTCCTTTTGGGATTCAATGGCAATCCGCTCCCGCTCAAGACGAATCTTTTCCTGAGCAATCTGGAAGTCACGCTGGCTGTCCTGCTCCTTGCGTTGCAGTTCTTGAGCCCGCAATTGCAGTTCGGCCTGGGCCATTTGCAGTTGCGGGTTCTGCGCCATCTGTTGAGCCTGGGCTTGTTGAGCCTTACCCATATTGCTTTGTAGCAATTGCTGAGAAGCCTGGGCAACCAAACGAGACAACTGGACTTCTGTGTTTTCGTCCAGTTCTGCATCCGGCGGCGTGAGCGGCACGCCCAGTTGCTCTTCCACCTGTTGGCGGTACGCAAAGGCCATGTGCTCTGCAATATGAGCCATGATGGCTGCGCTCATCTGCTGCGCCATCGGAGATTGCCCGATCATCTGAGCCACCATCGGGTCTTGCATCAGCGCCATGTGGGTGGCGATGTGGGCCTGATGATCTTGGTAGATGAAGGCTTTTGTAGGTTTGCCGGTCAGGAACGACATGTTCTCCGACACGGGATCGCGGGGCTTCTGGTCTTCCTCGACCGGGACCAACTTCTCGGCGTTCTTGATTCCAAGAACTTCAAGCATCTGCCGGTGCAGGTTGGGCAGGTCATAGATTTGCGGGGCACCTTGAGCCAACTGGAGAGCGGCTTGGTACTGCATGATCCGCTGCGCCATCGTGGAAGCGTTGGGATCAGAGACCGGGATCACCTCAACAAGATCGTAGTCCTCTTGTTTAGCAGCGCGGTTACCTCCCACGGGAACGTAAGAGTAATCCGGCGGCATGTAGTCACGGATAATCTGCTTGAGGAGTTTGAACTCCATCTTCAGACTTGCATGCACGCGAGCCTGAACAGCAGACATCGTCTTGAGTTGCCGCTCAAGGAGAGCCAGGGTCGTACCCACTGGAGCCTGGGCAGACATGTCGCTGAACTTGAGATCAGCAATAGCCGCTAGGCGACGGCCTTCGTCGGTGATCTTTTCAAGGAGCGCCGACAGAACTTGGCTCGGCTCCTTGTACGGCAGCGGCATGATGTTGTCACGCAGCGCGCCAGAAGGAATGTCTACATCTCGGAACTCACCCGGAGCGATTGGGGTGTCGTCGCCCTTGACTCGCAGACCCCGGGTCTTGAGACCGCCGGGGAGGTTAGACAGCGTGCCCGCGTCTACCAGTTGGCGAATAATTGCGGTCCCTGCACGAGCATAGCCACCAATAATATGAATAAAGCCAAGGCCATAAGCACCAAAGCCAGGGATGTAAGTGTACTGAACGAAGTGCTGTCGCTTGAGTTTTCGGCGGTCTGACTCTTCCCAGTTACGTCGGATTGACAGGACTGTTTGGGTTCCTCGCTCGATGGTGATGACATACGGGAGGCCGATACCAGTTTCTTCGCCTTCATCATCCGTATCTTCATAGCCCTTCAGATTCCAATCGACGTGAATCTCAAGCACCTGATACCGATCATCATCGGTGAGGGTGTAGCCCTGCTCTTCCGCTTTCTTCTTCTCGATGTCGGTAAAGATTCTGACCGGCTCACCCAGTTCGGTGTGACGGTAGAAGCCCGCAGCCATCAACTTGTTGAGATCATTCTCCGTCTTGCGCATCACATGCGTCACACGTTCTGCCGTGTACACATTGGCTGCGCCGTAGGGGATGATCATGTCCTCTGCCTGGATATAGGCAGCGACTTGTCGGCCAAGTGAAGGATCGAAGTAGACCTTCTTGAACGCTGCACCGGCCAGACCGAGGGAGTACAAAAGCCTTTCATGCTCGGGCCGGTACTCGATCATCTCGTCGGTCAGCCGGTAGTTCATGTCATCCTTGACACGGTCGGCAGACTCTTCGTTTTTCCGAGTGACTTCACCAATGATCTGGGTCTTGACAGGACCCTGCGCCGGGAAGGTCTCAGTGATCATCTCAGACTGGAAGCGAATGGCCGCTTCCGTGAGGATTGGTGAATAAACACCACAAGCACCAAGCCAGGGTTCGGCTCGTTCTTCGTACTTCATGCCAAGGACTTCGAGTCCTTTGACATACATGTCAGCCCAGTCTTTGCGGGAGTTGATGTCTGCATCAACCATTCCTACA